CTTCTCCTCCACCACTCTGTAGAGGCCGTGATTGCATCCGGCCTCAATTTCTTCGCCTCGGTAGCTCAGTGGATAGAGCGAGTGCCTCCTAAGCGCTAGGTCGCAGGTTCGATTCCTGCCCGGGGCATTCCTTGAGGGCGCGATTACGACCACGGATGACTTCAAAAGCGCCGACACGCCGCTGCCGCTAGGCTTAAAGCCGAAACTGACGACCACTAGCGACCATTGACAATCGGGGCGCGTTGGGGGTAAACGAGGGGGTATATCGAATCCCTAAAGGCGTTACCCCCAGAAATGGCACTCACCGATATCTACCTGAAGCGGCTCACGCCGGACAATCCCAAGCGTAAACATGCGGACAGTGATGGACTTTTTGTCGTCATCGATCGCAAGCGCGGCACATTCGGCTGGCGGTTCAAATATCGAATAGCGGGGCGGGAAAAGCTGATCTCGTTTGGGCGCTATCCGGAAGTCTCTCTGAAGCGAGCCCGAGAGAAGCGCGATGAGGCGCGCGCGTTGATGGTCGACGGCAAGGACCCTTCCGAGGCGCGCAAGCAGGCGAAGCGTGCGACCGGCAATACGCTGCAAATCATTGCGGACGAGTTTGTGAAATATCGGATGGAGAGGGCGACGCCGGCGCTGTCCCCCCGCACGATTCAGAAGGCCAAGGGCCAACTACGCGAGTTTATATACCCTCGGCTTGGTCAAAAGCCTATCCAAGAAATAACAGTCAAGGATATACGCGAGGCGTTGCAGGCGATCACCTGCGAGGGAAAGCGAATCGAGACTGCTTACAAAACCAAGGAACTTCTCGGCCGAGTTTTTAAATATGCCATCAACCAGCACGAGCATCTCGAGGTTCGCAACATTCCGGCCGATCTTGAGACCAAAGAAATCCTCGGCAAAAGGCCCGATGATCATTTGGCCGCGATTCTCGAACGGCCGAAGGTTGGCGAACTGCTTCGCGCCATCGATGGCTATGACGGTCAGCCTGCCACCCGCGCGGCGCTCGGCTTGCTGCCGCACGTGTTCCTACGATCGACGGAGCTGCGCGGCGGTCGATGGTCGGAGGTTAATTTCAAAGCGGCGCAGTGGACTATTCCCAAGGCGCGCATGAAGCCAGGAAAGCAGAGCAGAGACGAACACTTTGTGCCGCTGAGCGAGCAGTCGCTTGCGATACTGAAAGACTTGCACAAAATTACGGGCCGCGGCGAGTACATGTTCCCTGCGATTGGTCCGAAGCGCCGGCCGATAAGTGAGAACACGCTCGGCGCGGCCTTAGCCGCAATGGGATACGACAGTGAAACGCAGACTCCGCACGGGTTCCGGGCGATCTTTCGCACGATCGCGGCCGAGGACTTAGAGATACGCATTGATTGGCTGGAGCTGCAGCTGGCGCACGAAGTCAAGGACTCGAACGGCAGGGCCTACAATCGTGCATCGTTTCTGCCGCAGCGTGCGAAGGTTATGCAGCAGTGGTCCGACTATTTGGACACGCTGCGAACTGCTAAGCCCGGTGTGAAGTGATGGCGCCTCGTCGAGTCAAATCGCGGGAGGTGACCACGGTGGGCCTCTATGAGCTCACGCGCACATCGGAGCCCATCAACATAGATTTGGCCAAGCTTAAGCCTGGCGAGAGCCTGGAGCTTCGAGATCGAGATGAGCCGCTTTCACGAGTGAACGATTGGCTCAGCAACATCATGTGGCATATTCAGCAGATCCGCGATTCCGTACAGACTGACGCCGTCAAAGCTTTCGCGGAACGCTGTTCTGTCCCTGCGACGAGGCTGATGATTGCGCTGCGCGATGTCCGCGACGACAGCACTCACAGCGGGCAATTTTTGGCATACGTCATGGAGATCGCGGCCGAGCTGGCGGATGAGTGGCAGTCGCTTCAGGTCAATGCCGCGCTTGAGCTGCCGGTTACGAAGTACCGCAAGATTTCAGCTGCCGGTGCTCGCAACATCGCCAAAGCGCAAAACGAACAGCGGCGGGCCGAAGCCGACGAAAAGGCGCGCGGCGTATTCAATAACTGGCGCAGCTCAAGCCGACTGCCCAGCGTCTCGGATTTGTCGCTGCAGGATCAACTAAATAAATTCCTCTCCGGGCATAAAACTAAACCTAAGAGGGCGCTCCGCGAGCGCCTGAATCGCTTGATACGAGAAGGCCGATTAGAAAAATAGTATGCGGGGGCTAGTCTAGCCCCGCACGATTCGCGTCGTATGGTTCACCCCTGTTGGTCGCTGATGACCACTGACTACCGAAGGGAAAACCATGAATCAATCCGCTGATAAGCCCGTTCGCATTCTGCGAACTCCGGAGCTGTTGGAAAAGACCGGACTGAAAAAGTCCCACCAACAAAAGCTGGAGTCACAAGGTCAATTTCCCCGACGTATCAAGCTCGGCGAGCGAGCTTCAGGGTGGTTGGAATCAGAAGTCGACGCATGGATCGCACAGCGCGTCGCGCAAAGCCGATCACAGCAGACGGCGTAATCCCCCACAAACGAAAAAGCCGCACAAGCCCTGGCAGGCGTATGCGGCTGAGGATCATTTCGCATGGGGACGATATACCAATTTAGGCGCCGACTGCCAGTGCGGCTGTGCGCTGTGTGCGGCGGCCATTTTAAGCAACGGAATCCGCGGCACGCTCTCTGCTTCGAATGTTTTTGGTGGCATGACGGCCTCACGCACCATGCCGCGGCCGCGCGAGCATTCCGCGAACTCCGGATGGGCCCTCCTCGATGAGCGGCTCCGGAAAGTCTCTCGCGATGATGCCGTTCTTTGTCCGCGACTACATAGCCGCAACCCGCCATATGAGCCTTACGGAGCGCGGCGCCTACACAGACCTGTTGTTCTTCCAGTGGGAAAACGAACGACTTCCGGTCGAGCCTGACCGCCTGGCGCGGCTGATCGGGTGCACCGCCGAAGAGTTCGCCATTGTGTGGCCGCACATCCGCGAGAAATTCGCCGAAGTAGATGGCAGTCTGCTCAATCAGCGACTCGAAGAACATCGCGCTGAGTCCCTACGCCTGAAGGCGATCCGAGTCAAGACTGCCGAGGATACTAACGCCAAGCGTAACGCTCGCCGTGACGCTCAGCGCAACGCTGACCGTGACGGTGACCGTCCCGCGCAGGGAACGCCGACCGTGACGGTGGCCGCAACGCTGACCGGTACGTCTCCATCTCCATCTCCATCTCCATCTCCGAATCCTTCGCCATCGAAGAAAAAGACAGCCGTCCCCAGGACGTTTCACGACCAGGTCATAGCCGCCTACCATGAGGTGCTGCCCGACATGCCGGCAGTAAAGGTGTGGAGCGACAAGCGACGACGGATGCTCAACGCGCGGATCCGCGAACGATGTAGGGATGGCAAGCCGGCTGATTCGATTGACTACTGGCGATCGATATTCGAGGCAGTCACCACGAGCGATTTCCTTTGCGGTCGCACTAAAGACCCTTTCACCAACTTTTCTCTCGAATGGCTGTTGATCGACGAACACTTCACCCATTTTATCGAAGGTATGTACGCGAACCGCCAAACGAACGGAGCGCGCGCCCATGGCTGACATCGCCCGCCTACAGCTGCCGCCGCATTCGATCGAGGCCGAGCAAGCGCTACTCGGTTCGATTCTCATCTCGCCTGCCGCCTGGACCTTCGGCGCTCAGCTAAGGGACGACGATTTCTACCGCGCCGACCATCGTCTGATCTTCGGAGCGATCTCGACACTGCAGCGCTCCAGCAAAGCGATCGATTACCTCACGGTTGCAGATCACCTTGCCCAACAGGGGCGAATCGAGGCCGCCGGCGGACTCGCCTACATCGCGCGATTAGTCAAAGACACGCCCAGCGCCGACAACGCGGAAACATATGCAGCGACCGTCATCGAGCGATCGTCCCTTCGCCGCCTGCAGGCGATCGGAGAGGAAGGCGCGCGCGACGCGGCGGACGGAACGCGAACCGCCACGGAACTCGCGGCGGACATGCAGGAGCAGCTACACCGACTACAGTCGCGCTCACGAACTGGCAAAGGCCTGGTCTCCGCGCGGCAGCTCGTTGGTGAATTCACTGACTACCTGGACGATGCTGCCGCCGGCGCGCGAGGCCTGCAGATAGGGCTACCGGACTTTGATGACCTAACATGCGGCCTCGAGGCCGGCGACCTGGTCATATTCGCGGCTCGACCCGGTATGGGGAAAACCGCGCTGCTGATTTCGATCGCAAGCACAGTCAGCGTCGACACAGGATGCGCCGTGTTTTCCGCGGAGATGCCATCAAAGCAGTTGATGCGGCGATGCATGGCACTGCAGACCAACATTGCGCAAGGCCGGCTGAGGCGGCCAGAAAAGCTCGGTGACGATGAGTGGGCGAATATCAGTTCAGCGAGCGAACCAATCGCACGCCGCAAACTGTGGATCGACGATACAGCGACGCCGACACTCACCCACATTCGCGCCGAGGCGATAGCGTTGAAATCCCGCACGGAGGTCGGTTTGCTGCTGATCGACTATGTGCAGCTGGTGCGCGGTATCGGGAAGAACCGATACGAAGAATTGCGCGACGTCGCTTATGGATTGAAGGCAGTGGCAAAGGAGATGCAACTGCCGATCATTGTGCTTGCACAGCTGAATCGTGACGTCGAGAAGCGGGATCCCAAACGGCCTCACCCATCTGACTTGCGTGACAGCGGCGCGATAGAAGAAGCGGCTGACGTTATCGGCCTGCTCTACAGCGAAGCGTATTACGACCGAGAGTTCTCGATGCCCTACGTCCTCGAATGCTCGATCGAGAAGAACCGCAACGGTGAGCGCGGCCAGTGTCTGTGGCGCTTCGACGGCGCCTACTCGAGAGTCTCGCCATTGGACTCAGGCGCTGCAGCACAATATCGACGATTGTTATCGCAATCGTCGCCATCTACCAGCAAGCGCTGGAGTGGTGAGCATCTATGAGCAGCCACAGCAACACAGACCGATTGCTCTGGCTGGCCCTGCTGTGCATTGTACTGGCCGAGTTGCTCGACAGCTGTTCAGGTCTGCTACCCCCACCGCAGACGTTCGCGCGACCACGAGAGAAGGCCAACGGCGCGACGATTTCAAATCTTAAATCGAGGATGGGGGATAGGGGGTTTTCGTACAACGGGCGCCCCGGCTCGCAAACCGTGTGGTGCGACGGCGTGCATAGAACAAAGGTTTTGCCATGAATAATTCTGCCTCTAAAGCCGCAAAAACGAGCCTCAAGCCGCCAAAAGGACTGAGCGCGGAAGCGCGGAAATGGTGGGAATCGATCCGCCAAGAGTACGACGTCGAAGATGCGGGCGGTCTGCTGATTTTGCAAAGTGCGGTCGAGGCCTTCGATCGCATGCGCCAGGCCCAACGCCGGCTGAAGAAAGAGGGCCTCACGGCTACCGATCGATTTGGGCAGCGCAAAGCGCACCCTGCAACAGTCATCGAGCGGGACAGCCGCGGGGCAATGCTGTCAGCCCTGAAGCAACTGAATTTGGATTTGGAACCCATCGAGCCGCGCGCCGGCCGACCCAACGGACGGTAAAGGAGAAAACATGCCCACCAACAGAACCCGCCGCCGGCGCGCGCGCCGCGAACTGACGGACGACGAGCAGAGCTGGCTGAGAGGTAATCGTGGAAATGCGGAAATCGAGCACTTCTGGAATGACCAGGAGAAGCTCGACTTCTGGAACGCGTGCGCTGATGACATCATCATCGAGCATGCCGAATTGTCGCCCGGATCGCGCCCGCTCCGCTGGTGGGAATTCAGCGCGCCGGAGATGCGGCGCCAAATTGGAGGGACAGGCACGCCGAACAAAGGACACGTCCCCAATTTTGTCCTGGGTGTGCGTTGCGGATATGACTGGGGCTTCGAGGACTCGCCCAGCTACGTGCTCGCACATTGCGTACAGATCGACAAGGACAACCCGCCAGTCTTCGAATCGCAAGCGACGTACCTTGAGCGTCTCGATCTTTTGCTACCCGGCGAGCGAAAGCGTCTCACTGCCAAGGACCGCGAGCCGGAGTGCATCCTCGACATCATCGGGATCAAATCTGAAGACGACGACGGCGATGATGATGACACCGACGATTCATGACCGCTGCGGCCACCATCGCCAACGTCCGCCGCGCGATAGAGCTACTCGCGGATAGCGCGGATCCTGTGGCAACGCGGATCGCGGCAGCGCTAGATCGGTGGATCCGCGGTGAGACCTTTGAGCAGTCGCTCGATCTGCCGACTGATTGGCGTATGCGACTGCGCATTGCCGCGAGAGATGCAGCGCTGCGATCGCTCATCGCTTTGCACCCGGAGCTGCATGACGAAGGGCTTGCTGAGCTAATCGTCGCCGGCGTCGGCCGCGTCAGTCAAACCGCTCCGCGGCCTGACGGTGAAAGCGGGCACATGCAGGACCTCGCAGGCCTCGAGCTTCCCGGCGTAAGTCGCTTGCGCCGCGTGCTTGCAGCACTTCGTGGCTACCAAGCCGCTGGCGATAGCCACAAACAACCGACAACATCTCGCCCAACTCGGAGAGCAAATGGACGACCTAGAGCAAAGAAAGCGATACCCGGACCCGAAGCCAATTCCGGCGCGGCGCGCAAAGCACGTCATCGAGCAGCTTGAGGCGAATCCCCGATACGCCGCGGCAGCAGAGATTCTGCGCGTCCTCAACCACGCAATGGCGCGAATCGATACCGAAATCGATGTTTTGAATATCGAGCGTCACCTCGCCAGCAGGCCGAACGATCCGCGGGCGCCGGCTCTGGCGAATCGATTGAAGTCTCGGCGCGAGTCGCTGGGAAAGACGGCGGAGTCAGTGCCCACGGCGCAGTCGGACGTGCCGGCCTCCGTGGCCGCAGCGCTCCATCTGATCAATGACGGTGTAAGGCCTCGGCGCCAGAATCGGCAAGCCGAGATAGCACAGCTCGAAAAGGACAAGGAAGTCATTCGCGACGCAATCTTCGAACAGCAGCCGATCGTCGATGCACTGCGTGATGACCTCTCGCTGGAGACTGCGAAGCGACACGCTGCGGCGTATCAAAAGCTTGTGTTGGCTATCTATCGTGCCGCCCAAGCTCTTGCAACCGCTGCCGATGCAGAGCGTGAATTTCGATCCGACTTTGCGGCGAGTGGGCATTCATGGGTACCGGAGGTCATGCGCAGTTACCAACTACGGTCGACGCTGATCTTGGGCTCTGAGCACGCCGTCGATTCGGAGATCTCCACGGCGCGGCGATATCTTGAGGGGGCGAAAATTCTCAAATGAAAGATCCGAAAGAACGCTTACGGTCGTGGCGCGCGGAAATTGCCGAGGAACTTCAAGAGGCATCCGCGGCGGTGCCGCCGCTCGTAACCGCTCACGACGTGGCGGCCGCCGAGGCCCAGGCCGCCCTGGAAGACTTCGGCGCTACGCAGAGGTTAATCGGCCCGGTTGTTTCTCAGCAGGAGGCGCCGTTCAGGCTTCGAACTGACGGGCATCTGGCCGAAGTTGAGCAAGCCAAATCCCGGCGTACGCGGGCCCTTGCAGATCTCCAGGCTGCGCGCATGAAGGTCTTAAGCCTACAGCGCGCCCTTGGGCAGATCGACCGCATCATCGCGCCCTCGACTGAGGAGGTTGCATAAATGGCTCTCGGATCAACCCTACCAATGGGCGCCACGGTCGGAATCTTCGGACCCGGCGGCGCGTTTCTCTACCCCGCAATCGTCAATCAGATTGTACCGAGCGGTAACAACCGACAGATCGGCGCGATCGCCTTTCCTCCAGGTGCCGCCGCTCACTTAGTGCTGAGCAACGTCAACCACCGCAGCCTTACGGCAGATGGGTCAGGTTGGGATTTCGCGACGACTGTTGTACCCACTGGCAACACGCTGCCGACGTTCGCGCTCTGACGCCAATGACGCAGCAGCGATACAAACGCTTGGCTCCGGACGGATTAGCGACGGTAGATGCGGCAAGCCGCGTCGTGCGGTACGTCTTCTCGGATGAAAGCGTAGGCCGCGATGGCCACGTTGTGAAGGCGGACGCCTGGCAGATGAAGGACTTTGCGGCAAATCCCGTATTCCTTTGGGCTCACGATGACACTCAGCCACCAATCGGGCGTGTGTTCGATCTGCACACTCAGTCGCGCCAACTCGTTGGCGGAGTCAAATATGCCGAGACGGAATTAGCAGATTCCATCTATGAGCTCGTTCGAACTGGCTACCTGAACGCAACCTCATGTTCGTGGCGGCCGCTCAGTTATGAACCCCGGTCGGGCGGCGCCGGCATGATCTTTACAAGTGTCGATCTGCTAGAAATTTCGCAAGTAGCCATACCGGCGCTCCCGACAGCGTTGGCCACGGCCAGGTCTCGCGGCTTGAACGTCAAGCCGATCGCCGAGTGGGCGGGTCACGCACTCGACTCAGCCGCGCGGCCGCAGCGTTCACTGATCGAGGCCATCTACCGAAGTGCTTCACCGAAGAGGAAGACGATGAGCGTCAACAAACAGACAGCGCGGACCGAACGCGAACGCAGGGCTCGCGTAGCCATCGCGCTGCAGCTCAAAGATGGGCCGGCGACTCGGGCCGCGACAGCCACAAGCGCTCACAGCGACGAAGCACTGCAGGAAGTGCAAGGCCACCACAAGCGATGTCTTGAGCATCACGCGGAGATCGGCCGCGCCAACGACAAAACCGGGGACGGCCTCGATGCGCTCGCCGAGGTTCACAGGCGACTGACATCGACGCTGGAGGAGCTCGGCTATGGTCGCAGCGCGAAGTCACCGAAGGTCCTCGAGGCCATGGAGCGCTGCATGCGTTCTCTCGGCGACGCGCACGAAAAGGCAACGGAGGCGCACGGCGAGCTCGGCGAGGCGCTTGGCGACGCTACTGGGTGCGTCGAGGATCTGATGGGCGACGAGGAAGAGGATGACGATGGGCAGTCGTGAGCCGGCGGGGGTAATGCGCCGAATCAGGAAGCCCAGTCGCAAGATTCGATTGCTAAAAAAGCGGCGTTTTGCTCGCGCCGCATCGGTCGAGCTCACCGTGACCGAGGAAACAACGGAAGCAGCCGGCGACTCTGGTAAGCGCGCAAGCGCGGCCTCCTTCCGAAGTGCGCCGGCAATCGTCTTATGAGCAACGCGACCGAGGAACTGAAGGACGCGCGGGAAGCGAATCTTGAGCTCAAGGATTCACTTCAAACCCTCAGCGAGAAGCTCGATAAAGCGAAGGTAGCGATCCTGAGCGGCGACCGGGGGAGCGCAGCGAAGGCAATTGACTTCGCTGCGAAGGAAATCGACGCGGCGCTCGGATATTCAGACGCCGTACACGATTCGCACCAGGCGCTCAGCAGATGCTTAAGAGGAGACGCTTCGCATGGCTGAAATCGACAATATTGCTGGCCAGATCGCCGCCGGCCAGTCGCTCTCGGCTCAAATCAACATTGGAACGAAAAGCCTGGTCGGCCTTGTTCTGCCGGGGAACTGGAGCGCGGCCGCCGGCGGCATCTCGTTTCAAGTCTCGATCGATGGCGGTGCGACGTGGGGTGAACTCACGACTCAAGCCGGCGCTGCGTATGCCATCGGATTCACTGCCGCGGGGGCTGCCTACATTGCGATCGACCCTGCGACTTTGCGCGGTATACAGTCGCTCAAGATTCGTTCCGGCACGGCCGCGGCGCCGGTCAATCAAACGAATGCCGTGACACTGCAATTAGTTACCAGGATCGCGCTCTGATCTGCGCGAATCGGTCTACGGAGGTGATTGATGTCTGATTCGAATCTATCAGTCAAAATCACGGCTGACGTTCAGGACCTGCAAGTCAAGTTCGCAGTCGCGAAAGCCGAGGTCAACGGGCTGACCTCGGAGATGAACAAGCTCGCCAAGGCCTCCGCCGCGGGCATCATCGATTCGGCCGGATCCGCGCGACTGCAGCAAGTCGCCGGGGACATGCTCGCCGCCAAACAACAGGCAGCGGGATATGCGGGCGAGTTGGAGAAGGCTGGAATTGCCACATCCAGTTTCGGCCGCGCCATGGAAGGTGGTCACGGCTCAATCTCCACCGCGACTAGAGAATTTCGGGCGCTGTTTGATGAGTTAAGCTCGGGCCGGACCCGTCAGACGCCCGGCACCCTCGCCATAATCGCCCAACGTGTCTTAGGATTAGGACCCGCCGCGTTGGGGGCCGTCGCCGGTGTCGGCGCCCTGGCTGGCGGCTTAGCCTTTCTCACAATTCGCGCAATCCAGGCATCCAAAGCGCTGGATACCGCATTTCTCGGCGCTCAGTTCGCGGGAAATCTCGAAATCTCGCGCGATGCCATCAAGCAGTACACCGAAGAGCTCTCGCAGGCCAAAAACATCTCCTCGTCTGATGCGCGCGAGATCGCCGCTTCCCTATCCTCGATCCCCGGCATCACCACGCCGATTTTTCATGCGTTGACGACCGAAGTATCTGACTTTGCGAAGATCACCGGCAAAGATGGGCCGAAAGCGGCCGAGGAACTCGCGAAGGCATTCTCAGCGAAGACCGGCGCCGCGGAATTCGCGCGTTCAATCGGCGGCATCACGCAGGCACAGATCAACATGGCCGAGGCGGCCGATCGATCCGGTGATGCAGTCAAAACGCAGGAGGCAAAGTTTCAGGTTTTGCTGACCACGATCGGCCGGTCGACCAGCACCATCGATCAGAACAAGACCAAGCTATCCGAAAACGTCGGCGAGTTCTTGAAGTACGCCGGCGCTATGGCCGAGGGCATCTCGCTCGAGGAAATCGAGAACGATGTCGTCGCGCAATCGAACGCGCTGCGCCAGAAGCAGTTCGACATCCTCAAGCAAACCGCAGCCGAGCTCAGCAACACCAAGCAGTCGCCAGAGCAGACCCTAAAAACTGGTGTTGGCGCCGCCGAAAAAGAAAACCCGGTGGCGATGCAGGCGGAGGAAGCAAAGGCAAAGATCGCTGAGATGACCGCTGCCTTGACCGTTGCACAAGAACGCGGCGACCAGGTAAGCATCGACAAGCTGACCGCGGGACTCGCGAAAGCTGGTGAGGAATTGTCGAACCTGCAGTTCGGGCCCGTGCTCGAGCGCATGCGCGAGCAGATCTCGCAGGTTGCGGTGACATGGGACGGCACGCAGTCCGGGATGCTGGCGCGCCAGGCGCAGATCGCGCAGTCGATGCTATCGAATGTCCAGAAGAACTCGAAAGAGGAACTGGCCATCAAGTCCGAGGTTATTCGCCTCGAGGTTGAGCAGCGGCGCGCCGCCGGCTCAGAAATCATTGCCGACGCGCGCGCACAGGCGGCAGCTATCAGCGGCAATACCAGCACTGGCCCCATCCAGCGCCTGCAGGCCGAGCGCGAAGTATGGGCGGAACTGATCGCCGGCGACCGGGTCACCGCCCGTCAGCGCATCGAAGTGCAGCGCCAGCTCGCGCAAACGACAGCGCAACTCGCGCGGGAAACCGCCTCTCAGACAGAGGCGATCGCTAAATCGGATGCCGACACCGACGTCGCGATCGCCAAGATCAAGATTGAGGCCCAGCGCACCGCGCTGGCTCTTGAAGTGTCTGGTACCCAGGTCAGCGCGGCGCGCAAGCTGCAGATCATGCGCGACCTGTCCAATCAGGAATTGGCGCTTGATCTGCAATCGCTTCAAAGCGAGATAAACACGCTGAATCAGGGCACGGCCGAGTACGAACGCGTGCTGAATCAGGAGCGAGAACTCAAAGCCAAGCAAGTCCTGCAGCTCGAGCAGTACGACAAACAATACGCCGCCGCGGCCGCCAAGGAGCGGCGAGAAGAGGTCACGACTTGGAAAGCCACGGTCGGCGAAATAGAAAACGCCGAAAGCTCGTTGATGAACGACCTGATCACGAAGCGCAAATCCCTTGGCCAGGACCTGATTCAGATTGGTCGGCAATTCATCACCAAGGAACTCGAAGACGACATCAAGGCGTACACCACGCGCATGTTGCTATCGAACACCGAGGAGGCGCGCAAGAAGGCGCTGGGGCAGGGTGGTCTGCTGTTTCATACGCAAACAGAGCTCCAAAAGACCAATGCAACCATTTCCAGCGAGACAGCGCAAACCAGCGCCGAAGTGTCCGGCGATGCCGCTCGACTGGCGTCTCAGACCTCGGCCGCGACCGCGTCCAAAGCAGTCTCGGCAGAAGCTGGCGCCTCGCAGGTCATGGCAGACGCCGCCAAGGCTGCATCGGGCGCCTATTCAGCCGTTGCCGGCATCCCGTACGTCGGCCCGATCCTGGCGCCGATCGCCGCCGGCGTCGCCTACGCGGCAGTGGCCGGCTACGAGTCCATGGCCTCGCTCGACACCGGCACCAATTACGTACCGCGCGACATGACTGCAAAAATCCACGAAGGCGAAGCGATCGTCCCGAAGAAGTACAACCCGGCCGCCGGCGGGAGCGTTTTTGGAGGCGGTGGAGGTGGGAAAGGCGGCGGCGGAGATATCCACATGCACATCAAAGCAAACGATTCTCGCAGCTTTGAGAAGCAACTCAAACGCAACGGTTCAAGTTCCCTGCAAAAGACGCTGAAGAATATGCATCGCAGGGGCTTACGCGGATGACCGACAGTATAGATTCCGCCCTGAACCGCTCGGCCAATGGAGCGGTCTTTCTCGGTGCCGCCGTGAAGCATTTGGGCGCGACTCGGCGCAATGATGCCCAGATCCTCGCCGACCTGATGGTGGCATCGATCGATAGAATCGTCGCGGCCGCCACCGTTACAATTGCGCCCAACACCGCCGCGGTGTCCGATGCTGTCCTGAAGGACTTGGGCGACCAACTGCAGCGCCAGGCCGAGGCGATCGCTCACGTCGCTGTCGAGGTAATGACGAATGTCTATTCGACAGCCCTATTGATGGGCGCGCGGGCGCGCGAGAACATCACCGACTAAAAAACCCCGCTTTGGCGCGCGCCGATATATTGGAATTACCTATATCAGTATAGGAATGACCTGTAACACCGTACGGTGATGCATTTCGACACCCTTTGGTGGATTGCGCATGGTCCCAAACGAGCGCAAAGTAAGCGGCGCCCGGCAGTGAGTCTAAGCACTGTCGAGCGCCTAACCAGTCACAACAGTTGAGGTGTTGATCATGGCTTCAAAGAATATACCCGCAATCCGTCCCGCTCTGAAGGTCGCTGAAGACTATCCGGCCGTGGCGTCGTACATTGATCGCGAGTTCAAGCGGCAATTCCCGACACTCGAGCTTCTAGACTTCAACGCCGGCCATCATCATTGGGTGAGCCTAGCCGGTACTGAGGCAGAGCTTCTCCGACTGAAGATTGTCGATCCATCACTCATTGCCGTCAGGCCTAAACGCTTGGCTTATTCGCCGGGAGCCAAGGTATGGACGCGACGCCGCGCGCGTGATTTGGTCGAAGCGCACATTGACCTCGATGAATCTCTAGATCGCTCACATCCGCTTGCCAATTTTGCTGTTTGGAATTGGGAAGAGATCCTTAAGCAAAGCACGCCACTACCCAACTACTCCACGCCGCGAGAGTGGAAGAGCAAGTATAAGCGCTCGCTGGCTATAGCGTTCCCCATCGCTGAGCTATTCCAGTATTCGAAGCCCGGCGAAGACGATCTTCGCGACCAAATATACGGCATACGCTTTCGGTTCGGCGATCGCGACATTCAGCGGTTCACCTCGATTATCGCCAAGTTTCGCGAGGAACTATTCACCGCGATCGACCAGGCCGCAGCAATCGATACGCAGCAGCCGACGCGGCCAAGTTTCTTGAGGCTGGCTGTCGACAATGAGAGGTGAAGCCAATGAGCGAGGACGTCAAGGCATACGGCAATGCTGTCAATCCAGAATTAAGGGCGTGTCCGTTTTGCGGATTCTCGATGACCGAGGTAGTGCAGATGGGTGTCCGCCGATATGTGCAATGCGGTGATTGTGGCGCGCAGGGGCCTTGGACGAAAGACGAGACTTCTGCGATCGCCATGTGGAACAAGCGTGAGCGCGATAAGTTGCGGGCGGTTCGGCGCAGCGGTGGCGCCGTTGCGCCGCGGCCGGCGCAGCCATGAGCGCTACGACCAATCAGGAATATTTCAAAGCGTGGTTCGAGGACGTTTTGGCGATGCTCTATCCGCATCGCGATGCCGGGATCGCGGTCTTTATGATCTCGCTTCCACTGACTGAGAGATATCTTCGTCAGGAAAACACGCTCGGCCCAAATGCAGTCTTGAATGATGCATTTATGCTGAGTCTGGTCAGGATATTTCGCGAGCTCACAAACGTAACCGTTGCGAGACAATTCTGGGCCGCATACCGCCACGGCTTTTTGCATCAGGCAACCCTTTCGACGTCTACGCAAAGCGGTTCGCCGCTACCCACTGGCTGGCTGAGTCATGACATCAAAGAGGCGATCCAGCTGATGCCGGACGGAAGTTTCTGTTTGCATCCGGTGCTTTTCAGTCAAAAGATCGTAAGCGAGATAAAAGCTCACTTTGATGTCTTCGCTGGGACAGTCGCAGGAGCGCCGCCGCTGGCCACCGTTTCAGGATTTCAGCCGATAACGATTCACCCAACGCCCATGGGTACGCGTGGCGGCTAAGCGAATCACACAAGCCGAAAAGCTCGTTAATGACCAGATGCTCGCGCTCCTGGAGCCAGCTACATCGCGAGAAGCAGTCCCTTCGCTCGGAGAAGGCCCGCCAATCGGTCATGAATCGATGGCAAAAGCCGCCGGCAGATACGGACGTAGTTACGGACGAACATACGGACGTAACTACGATCGAATCAAAAACAGGGGGTAAAAGCGATACGAAATCAAATGGGCTGCAGAGCACCCAGATCGCTGGCACGACATCGGCTATCTGGAGGCGTCCAAGCGTGCAGCGGCAGCTCCTGGAGAAGCGTGGAGTGATCGAGACGCGCCAGCCGATGAATCAGTTCCGGCTCAAGCCTAAGCCCTAAGAGCTATTGGCGGTTCTTCAGGTCTGGCTCAACCTTGCGATTCGCCCGGGCCATGGCCATGAGCCTGGCCATGGCGTCCCTGTTCGGTTGCTTGGGCGCAGCCAGCCAGCGCGCAGGGGTGCAGCGGTCGTGCCGCGCAAAGATGAGGAGCTGCTCGCACGCGAGTTTCTCGGTGGTGCAGCGGTCGAAATGGCGACAGCCGGTGCATGGGCCATCGGCACCGTCCAGCATCAGCGGAACAACTCGCGGAAGATCGCCGCGGAGGGCTGGCGCGGTTGGAGGCTGGTGCTGATGCGACCGGTCGAAAGGAATAGCGCCATGGCGCCGCACGCCAAGCCGGCGGCGCAGCGCTGCGCATGATGGCAACCATCGCACGGCGAAGCCGCAACCATACCTGGCTGGACGTGGTTACTGGCGCGCGCAGCAGTCTTGGAAGCGGAGTAGGCGGCGATTGCCTGCCGGCGGGATTTCAGTTCCATTGGCACCGCTCCATGCTTAGAGGAAGCGGGCGACTCTAGCAGCGAAACTAGATGGGGGTAAAGATGGGGGTAAGCGG